GGTAACATCAAGTTTGATATAGTAGGAATCAAAGGACACGGCGTGGTAGCTATTGGAAATACTCCTTGGCGAGCATACGAACATATAGAAAGATTAGAACACGTTTGCAAGATAGTACTTGCATCAGGGAAATATTAAAATGTCAAAAGAACAATATAATTTAAACACAAAGACAGACTATCTCAATCGCAAGATGTTTCTGGACCCAGCTGGTCCAGTAACTATACAACGATTTGAAGAAGTCAAGTATAAAAAGATTGCAGACTTTGAAGCAACAGCACGTGGTTTCTTTTGGCAACCAGAAGAGATTAGTCTAAGCAAAGATGCCAACGACTTTAAAGATGCCAGCGATGCTGTCAAGCATATCTTTACCAGTAACCTGCTACGCCAAACAGCATTGGATAGCTTACAAGGTCGTGGCCCAAGTCAAATCTTTATGCCAGTGATCAGTTTGCCTGAACTGGAAGCACTGGTGTACAACTGGACATTTTTTGAAACAAACATTCACAGCAAAAGCTACAGCCATATTATTCGCAATGTCTATAACGTGCCCAAGGATGTGTTTAACACTATTCACGACACCAAAGAGATTGTGGACATGGCATCAAGTGTGGGAAAATACTACGACGAACTACACAGAATAAATTGCCATAAAGAATTAAGCAGTGAAATGACAGGTATGGTTCTCGAACAAGTCCACATCAAGGCCATATGGTTGGCACTGAATGCGTCATATGCACTGGAAGCATTCCGCTTCATGGTATCATTTGCCACTAGCCTGGCTATGGTTGAGAACAAGATCTTCATGGGCAATGGCAACATTATTCAGTTGATTCTACAAGACGAGTTACTACACAAAGGATGGACAGCCTACTTGATCAATCAAGTGGTCAAAGAAGATCCTAGATTTTCACAGGCCAAAATTGAATGTGAAACTGAAGTCTATGCACTATATATGGATGTGATCCGAGAAGAAAAAGAATGGGCTAATTATCTATTCAAGAAAGGTCCAGTGATTGGACTTAATGCAAATATTTTACGTGACTTTATGGACTATACCGCAGTGGGTGCATTGAAAGAGATTGGCATCAAGTATCAAGCTAGTGCTCCTAAGTCAACACCTATTCCTTGGTTTAACAAACATGTTGATACTAGCAAGAAACAAACAGCACTTCAAGAAAGTGAATCAACAAACTACGTTATTGGAGTCATGGGCGAAGCATTAGACTACGACGAGCTACCAGCATTATAAGGATAAAGAATGAAAGTTATTGTATGGTCAAAGCACCAATGCCCATATTGCGATCAAGCCAAGGCATTGTTAACTCAACAAGGTATTCCATTTGACGAGCGTAAAATTGGAGATGGATACACTAGAGAAGACTTGTTAGAAGCAGTACCAGCAGCTCGAACTGTTCCACAAATCATTATCAATGGTGCATCCATTGGTGGGTTTACAGAATTAAGAAAATACATCGATGAAACCGGATTCAACGGTACCGGATACTAAAAGGAAATTAAAATGTTTATTTCAAAAGGCGTCTTAGAAGGCGAAGTCATTACTCTCAAACTAACCAGCGGCGAAGAAATCGTTGCTAAACTAGTAGAAGACGGACCAATGTATTACAAACTATCAAAACCAATGGTTATTGCTATGGGTGCTAAAGGCCCTGGACTAATGCCATACTTGTTTACAGTTAGCCCAACTGCTGATGTTAAACTGCAAAAGTCTACAGTTACAGTAGCAGAGCCAACTGACACAGCATTTGCTAAACAATTCCTTGAGTCTACTACTGGTATTGCATTGGCATAAATATTTTATGCCAGGAATAGCTAGAAAAGCCGGAACAGATCCTGTGAACACAGTTCACGGAGCAGTAGGAGGTATCCAGTGCAATGCTGCCCCTACTACTGTTGCCACGTCTGCCGGATCTGGTAATGTATTTGTTAATAGTATTGGGGTAGTCCGCAAAGACGATGCTGTTGCATCACATAATAACGGATTATCATGTAGTACCCATGCCCCGGGACTGGCCAGTTTCAGTGGAAATGTTTTTGCCAATGGTTTAAATATTGGACGGCTAGACGACACATATGGCTGCGGTGCCAAAATTACCGGTGCTAGTGCTAATGTTTTTGCCAATTAACTAGACATTTATTTTATATCCTGCTACAGTAGGTATAAGTACTCTGTACTTTACATAAAGGATTAATAAAATGGCTACAAACAAATACGCAGAATTCACAGCAATCGTAGAAGCAATGGAAGGCGACTTCGAAAAGTTTTATGACAAAGAAGTAGGTGCCGCAGGTACTCGTGTACGTAAGCACTTACAAGAATTAGCTAAGTTGTGCAAAGAAGCACGTAACGATGTCACAGCAGTTAAAAACGCTCGTAAAGAAGCAGCTTAATATCAACACAACTCTTTGATAAATACATAGGGTTACGACAAGGAGCACTAAATGGCAAAATTTAAAGCACATCATCCTCGCTCAGTAAAAGCTACTGCTCGCAGAGTTCTTAAGAAGAAGAAATAATATGCCTAGTCCACGCAGAGTTAGTCAAATTTTAAAAGGCAAAAAACCGCCAAAGCCAAAGACTATAAAGACTATGGCTAAACGTGCTGCAACTAGGAAAAAGAAGTAATGGCATATAGCGACAAGGTCATTGACCACTATGAAAATCCCAGGAACGTTGGATCTTTTGATAAGAGTGATCCTAGTATTGGTACTGGTATGGTTGGTGCCCCTGCTTGCGGCGATGTAATGAAACTTCAAATTAAAGTAGAAGATGGAATTATTACCGATGCACGTTTTAAAACATACGGATGCGGATCGGCCATTGCATCGAGTTCTCTCATTACTGAATTAGTTAAAGGGATGAGCTTGGATCAAGCATCATCGATCAAGAACAGCGACATTGCTGAAGAGCTTGCCCTTCCACCCGTGAAGATACATTGCTCAATACTAGCAGAAGATGCTATCAAGGCCGCTGTAAATGATTACCGTAACCGAAACAGCCACTAAAAAGATCAAACAGAATTTAGAGCGTCGCGGTAAAGGCGCTGGCATTCGTATAGGTGTCCGTACTACCGGATGTAGTGGATTAGCCTATACTATGGAATATGTTGACGAATATACAGCAGAAGTAGGCGTTACTAACTTTGCTCAAAAAGACTTTGTCTTATTAATAGATGCCAAGAGCTTAGTTTATCTAAATGGTTTGACAATGGATTGGGTCCGCAATGGACTCAATGAAGGTTTTGATTTCATCAATCCCAACGAGAAGGATCGTTGTGGATGCGGTGAATCATTTCGAGTATAACAATCCTTGACTTAGTCAAATTTTATTAGTATAATACTAGTATTGTTATAACTTTTGGAGTTCAAATTGAGTATGCATTTAGAAGGCCCGTGGCTTAGTACCACCGGCAAAAAGAAAGGCAAAAAGAAATTCGCTTCGGCAGAACATGCAAGAAAGGCCAGAGAATTGGACGAAAGTTGGAAAGCTCTACAAAAGAAATGGGCTGTAGAAGCTGAAGATAAGAAACGTAAACGTGCCTTATCTGCAGAACCTCTTAAGGGTAATTATTCCCTGGCAATACCTGCAGATCGTAGCACTGCCCATCTTAAAAGCAGGGGTGACTTTACTGGCAATGCCACACTAGCACCAGCTAAAGTCTATACAGGAACTATGGTAAAAGGTATTGCTACTATGCATAAAAGCAATGCAGTACCAGTTTTTAGTGACGAAGAAGCTATTGATATTTCCAGAATGCGGAGATAACTGATGGCTAAGTATAACGTAGCGTTTATTCAGGAATATTTTTTGGATAATTACTTATTGTACCTCATAGGTTTGTGGTATAACAGCAGTGGGCTTTTAACGCACAAGGAGATGTATCAGAGCCGTATTTTAAAAATTAAGGAACTAGCGATTCCTAATCCAGCGTAAAGGAGAAATCATAATGATACGCATTATCAAAACAATAGTCTTTATTTTAGCAATAGTGCTAGTAGGACTAATAGGGTACAAAGCAGTTAATTACAAACTGGAAACCCTTAAAGAAGCTCGCACACAAGCGAGTCCCGTTACAGCACAAATGAGGCAGAAACAACTAGACTGCCTAGCTCGTAACATATACTATGAAGCAGGTTACGAACCTTTTGAAGGTAAAGTAGCTGTTGCACAAGTTACAATCAACCGTTCGGAATCTGGACAATTCCCCAGCGATATCTGCCAGGTTGTTTATCAAAAGAACATTGTATACGAAAAGGTTCTTTGCCAGTTCAGTTGGTATTGCGACAGCGCAAGCCTGAGGAAACCAATGAACGGCCCTGTGTATACAGAAAGCATGGAAGTAGCTAAGAAAGTATTACTGGAAGGATTTAGATTACCTTCTATTACCAATGCTCTTTATTTCCATGGGGATTATATTAATCCAAAGTGGGGTAAAAAGCCCGTGGCAAAAATTGGCCGTCACATTTTCTATAATTAATCGGAGTTAATAATGAACGTTGAACAAATTAAACAAGGTGTACATGATTTCTTTGATGTAAATCAGTTGGTTAAAAATATTAAAGAACACGCACCGCAAGTTAGTGCAGAAACAATGGGTTGGATTGCAGTAATTCTATTGCATCTTGCCACATTACCAACCATGATTGCTATTCTAACAGGGTTAACTGAAAAGATGCCTCCTGTGGATTTAGTGCTATTTGCATGGGCTGGACTGTTTTGCTTTTTTATTAAAGCAACAATCCAAAAGGATCTATTGAATATTGTTACTATTGGATTTGGCTTCTTTGTGCAAGCCGCTCTGTTAGCATTGATTGTGTTCAAATAACGATAAATATTAGATATATTAAGGAGCATAATAATGCCATCAGGATTTCAAAACGACAGCAATCAACTACAATCTGAAATGTACAGAGTAGTAGTTACAATGAGTAATACTACATATTACCCAACAGCAGACACTGACAACAATGGCGGTGTAACACCTACATCATCGGATAGTTTCAGCACTGCTAACGCACCAACTACACTAGCTAAAGGTAAAGCTCGTGCTAGAGGCAATATGCGTTTTCGCAATGTTGTTAACCGGTTAACAGGACTAACAGATTGCCAAGTTCGTGATATTACAACTACAGAAGCTAACGCAGACGCACAGGCAACAAGTCTAGCATTTACAGTAGCATACGAGCGTCCAGGCTTTATTCCAGTTACTGGAACAGCTATTGACGGTTCAACTGCAATTACCACAACAGCTATTGCTATCCAAAATGCAGTAGCCCAAGGTATTCGTGATGCAACAACTGCCGCAGTTCGAGTGTTTGATCCAACAGTTGGATCTGGTGACAGCCAACTTTCCATAAGTGTTACTGCAAGCGGAGCAACTGCCGCAGAGACATTCGGTACTGTGGGTGTTACTTTAATTGACGAATCAACATTATTCAATTAAAATAACTGCATGATATTAGCCTGGTTATTACTCCTTACTGGTCTCATCATCTCAGCAGTCGCAATCTACTACTCTGTGGTAGGTTTGACTGCTATATTTTCCGCGGCTGTTATTCCTATTATCGTAATGGGGTCTGCACTAGAAGTTGGTAAACTAGT